CTGGATTTCTATGATTTTGGAATCTGCCATTTTGTTTTCCCCCGATATGAAAAACAAGCGGCCGGGCCTTTTAAGCCACGGCCGCCAGCTCATGCTTGTGCTTCCTTCTTTGGTATCAGCACTGTGATCTGATGTCGGCCATGAGGTCTACTCCGCGTACCTTGTACACGAAGTTCAGCTTGTCGAGCTCGACGAGCTCTTCGTTGTTTACCTCGATCTTGATGTACAGGATTTCGAGCTCTACCTCCGGCTCCATCTTTTTGCCCTTCTGCATTGAGCCGTTGGTGATTGTCTTCGCTTTTCCGCGGAGGACCACCTTGCACGGCTGGTAGACCGTCTTTCCGGTGGACGGATCAATGACCTGCTCTGAACCTCTGAGGGTCAGGAGGGCAGATTCGTTCACGTTGCAGATGTCGTACACGGATGTGTGCAAGATCGCAAAAGGGATTTTTACAGTCATTGACTCGAACTGGCCGGTCGCCGGGTCCTCGATTTCACCGAGGACTCCGGTTCCCTCCAGTGTGTCTGTGATGGACGAAAACTCCGGAAGTTCAACCTCTCCAGAAACGCCCACCAGTTTTTCGGCTGAGTTGTAAACGTTGTAGTGGTTCAAAAGGGAAGGGATTTCTGCCATTATGAATTACCTCCTAACGCTGCCTGCAGGGTGTCGATGTCGTAATTGATCACGTTTTCGATATCCTGTGCAGGTGTGTATGGTGCGATGTGCTGTCTGAACGTAATCTTGCCGGCGAGGATGTCCGTGATCGGGTTGTCGTCGCTTCGGTATTCGATGGACGCTCCGGCCCACTTGTCCGGTGCATATGAATTGCAGCGGATGTTCTCGCTGTCGACAATGTTCTGAATCAGGATCTGGTTCATCGGGTTATCCACTTTGCTGAAGTAGGTATTGATGAAGTTGTTTCCTTGCCAGTTGAACATGCAGCGAACCGGCAGCCAGATGTCTTTCGCGTCTCCGCTTGACGGGTAGGCGTTGGTGTAGTTGCCCCAGAGTCTCCAGCCGTCCTGGTTCAGGGCGGTGATAATTCCGTAGCCATTCACGGTGTTCGCCTGGTCCTGATCGAGCAGGACTTCGGTTCCGTCTGCGAGGCACTCTCCGGTTGTTCCCATCATATGGTTGGACGGGCTTGCGGACGGTACGTCGTCGTTTCCTGCGTCGAGGTACTGCTTCAGGCAAGCTGCGACTGCACTCTTTGCGAAGATGTACTCTCCGATTCGGCTGCAAGGCCAGAAGGACGCGCTGAACGGAGAAGTGTATCCGCTGTCTTCCTTCACCTGCTTTGTGTCGGTGTACTTCTTTGCCTTCGTGGTGTCGATATCAAGGAATGCCATAGCCTTGTAGACGCCATTGGTCAGGGTGGCCTTCGCGGTGAGCGCGAGGCCGACTTCCGGAATCTGGGACCAGCCCGGCGCGAGGATAATTCCAGGCACGATTCCGAGCTTAGGGTAAACCTGGCGGATGACCTGGATTCCTGTCTCTTTTCCGGTGTCCGGATCCACTGCCCCGATGATATCGGTCTTGGTGACCTTGGCCGGGTCGAGGGCGGTTGCTGCGGCTGTGACAGTTGTCGCGTCTGCGAGCTTTCCTCCGGCCACGAGGGTGACCACTGCGTATCCGGTCTCTGCGTCGAATGAAACGGTGTAGTCCGTTCCATATGTTCCGGTTGTATCTGTTCCGCTCTTCACGGTGACGGTATCACGCAGGACGCCTTCCTCTTCAATGGTGAACTGCTTCTTGTTCACCTGGTAGCTCTTGCTCGCGATATCCTTGGTGTGCTTCGCCGGGTCCAGGACGTTAATGAAAACAATCGGGCCGACCGGGAACGCGTTCGCGGCCAGGTACATCGACTGGCAAAGGGTGAACTTTGAAAAATCGGAAGAATAGCCGAGCTCCGTCTCTGCTTCCGTTGCGGAATTTGCGAGAATCGGAACGTTTACAGCCGCTGCGGGGTCTTCCGCCATGTTGACGGGAGCGGTTCCGACGATGACCTGAACTGAAGACGAGCCTGTCTTCGGAACGGTTACGGCTGTGGCTTCTTCCTGGATATAAATGCCATGCTTTATAGCCATCTTTTATGCCTCCTTCTTTTCTCTTAATTTCCACGCTTCCTTGTAGGCTTCGTAAACGTAGCCCTTCTGGGAGCGGATCATCTCATCGGCGGCTCCGTACTCTCTCACGGGTACGAAAAGGTTCAGGAACTGCGGAGCGTTTGCTCTGATTTCCTTTGCCTGCGTCGGGATGGTTGTGTATACGGTTCCGTATGTGGCCACGCCTTTAATGGTCGGGCCTACGTACATGACCGGTTCTGGTTTCGCCTCCGGTTTTACTGCCGGAGCTTTTGTTGCGGTTGTCTCAGCAGCCGCAGTCTTTTTGTTTGTGTCGCTCATGCGTACTCATCGCTCCTTCCTTGTTTCGGCACCAGAAAGTGCATTTCTATGCCTCCAAAATAAAACGGGTATGTGTCCTCATCGAGGAGTTCCCAGTCCATTTTCTGTCGCGCCCTGAAGGCGTTATCGAGGAGCGGGTACTCCGTGAATCGATCGGTGATTTTCTGGATCATGGTCAGCAGCTGCCGGTGTCCTTTGCCTTCCTTCGAATCATCAAAGACTCCGAGCTGGATGATTACTGAAACGCTCCAGGCGTCGTACTCATCCTCTTCGGCTTCCGAATCAAGGGAGCCATTCTCCAACTGCACGATAAAATACGGGAAGAACTGAGAGGCTTCCTCTTCGTCTTCCGTCAGCTTCGGCAGCCGCTGTTCATATCCAGTTATTTCTGCGTTCTCTCCGGACGAGTTCTTCAGCTCAACTCCGGCCAGAATGTTTGCGATTTCTTTCAGCAGGGATTGCTGCAGATCAAAAGCTGTCACGCATTAGCCTCCTTTTCCGACCAGCACGGCGATTTGCTGTTCCATGTAATGGTGCAGGTTCGTCTCGATGCTCGGCTCGACCACTCCGTAGACCTTCTCTTCGTTTCCGATCATCTTCGGAATCGAGTTCGAGGACAATTTCTTGATCGGGAGTCTTGCTTTGCTCCGACGCTGGAACATCTGACCGTTCGGTCCTTTGAAGGCTTTAATGTTTCCGCTATAGACCAGCGCTTTCAGGCCTCCGCCTTTTATAATGTTCGCCTTGCCTCCGGATTTCTTCGGCGCTGTCGTGTGAAATTTCACGATGCTCAGAGGTTTTCCGGCGGAATGAATCTCTGCGACAAGATTTCCGCTGTTCGCCTTCCGGATCGTCATATCCTTCTTAAAGCCTCCGGTTTTGACCGTATAGGTTGCCTGGGCTTTTTCTGCGAGGTCTCCGCGGGCGGTCGTTGCAGTTTTGTTCAGAGCTCTGGAGATTACCGTCGGGGCTTTCCCTTTCAGCTCTCCGAGTTTCGCTTGAACTTCAGCCAGCATTTTTTGATCGACTTCATACGTGATTGCCATTTTTTCATCAGCTCCTGTTCGCCTCCAGCGTTATCGAGTAGACTCCGCCTTCGTCGATCGCGTCGGTGACCGTATAAATTCTTCCGTCGAGGTTGAAGATGGTTCCCTGCTTCGGCAGCTTTCCGAAATCAGAAGCGGCCACGTAGACAAGCATCTGTTTCGTGTAGATTCCGTCCATGTGCTGGTTCAGTCTCTTCTCTCGCTCGATCTGTTCGTTGTTATCGATTTGGATCGGCATCTCCGTGCCGTTCACTTTGTGGATGTCCGAGAATTCGTCCTTGTCTATGAACGTGGTTTTGATGTCATCCTGCAGGACGTCTTTGAACAAACTCATACGGTCTTTTTCCTTCTTGGTTTCGGTTTTTCTCTCAGAGGATCCTTCGGAACTTTCCCGACGAGGTCCTCCGGGTTCCCGGTTGTACTGAGTCCGGTGATTCCGGGTTCAGCG